CGTACGAGACTGGACCTGTAGGGGTTTTGCCCTTGCTCGTGAAAGATGATCGCGTTCATGAGATTAGCCAACACACCGGGGTCATTCAGGTTCAGCGCCTGGTTGGCCGAGAACCCCGTTCTCTTCGTCACGTCCGCGATATAGGCGGATAGGTCATTCTCGCCCGCAGGCGCGTACTTACTGATGATCGACTGGACGGTGTTGAGTCCGCGCGAAGCATACAGCTCAAGCTGGCGGCCCAACTGGAAGAGACCCTCACCTTCGTCTGCGAAGGCCGCCCAGCGCCCACCGTCGCCTGCCGGCACCGCGCCTGATTGACCTTTATATTCGAGGTTGCCCGGATTGTTTAGCAGTATTCCCAGCGGGGTTCTGTACTTAGCCGGCAGAAGGCTATTCATCCATTCTTTGAATTTGATGATGTTGGGAGTCTGTCCCGGCGCCAGATTCTGATCTTCCCGATAGGCGTGCACCGCTTTCCAGATTCCATATATAGCGGTCATTGCTGTAACCACAGGGGCAAGCTCAACGGCAAGCGTCGACATGGCCCCAGCCAAACTTAGAATGCCTCCAATGATGGAACCGACTCCGCTCACTTTGAGCAAGGCGGCAATCGCGATCAACTTGGTTGACCATCCTCCAGTGGCTTTATCCAACTCATGGATCTTTTCAATCAACCAACCTGCCGCGTCTATAACGTGCTTCGCTATGTCCGCAATCGTGTTGGCAAGCCACGGCCCATTGGTTTCTAACCACTTACGGATGTCTTTGAGACTGACGCCCAGTTTCTGCTGGATGGCATCCGCGACCTGCAGGCCAAACTTTTCTAGCTGCGCCTGAAACCCGCGGAGGTCAATCATGAACTGGTGAGCGTGCTCGGCCGCTTGCTGCCAGTTCGGGCCCAGTTCCTTCAGTGCCCTGTTGTACTCCTCCATGAGGTTGCCGCGCGTCAACTGGTAGAGCGTGTGCTCAGACATTCCCAACTGCTGCGCGAACTGATTCGCCTGGAAGAACGGCATCTGCTTGAAGACCTCCGAGAGCTTCAGCAGTGCGTCGGCGGAATCGATCGAGCCGTCGGCGTTGACCTTGAGCGTGTAGCCGAGTTTGGCTAGTAGGCCAGTCAATAGACCGATATTGCCAGGGTTGGTACGCAGTGCGCTCGCCAATCCCTCGACGGCTGCCTGCGCCTCCCCCGCATTGGCCCCGAGATTGCGCGCGGCAAGGTCGAGCGCTTTGAGTTGGGTTGCGGATGAGCCGGTGCGCTGGGCGGCAAAATAAAGTGCCTCAAGGTTGCTCGCGAATCGGGCCACGCCAGCGGCGACCAACACGGCAGTGCCTTCGATGGCAGCAGCGAGAGAGAAGACAGCCTTGGTCGCTTTATTGATGCCGGTTTCGAACTTCTTGAGAGCGGCCTCGTCCTGCTTGTACCCCAAGCTGACAAGGAACTCTCTAATGGTCTCTGTCGCCACGGCTACCGACTCTTTGCCCGACGCTCACGAACCTCGTTCGCAATCGCCTCGTTGTCCGCCTTCACCATGAGCCCATCGATCATGAGCGCCACGTCGGCGAGGTCGTAGGTTCCGTCTTTGAGCTCATGCAGCCGACACAGCGGCGGATTGCTCAATACCGGAATCATCAGCCAGTCTTCCTCACCGGGGAGCCGTCTCCACTCGATACTGTCTCCACTTCCTCGCGGCTCGTAAGAAGTGCGTTGGTAAAATTTCCCAGGTTGTGGATGATCACTCGCACGACGATGGGCAGGAGCTTCGCGGCGTCATTCAGCTCGATCTCGCTCGCCATTTTCGAGCCCGGGATCCAAAGTGGCATCCAGACGTTCTGCGCCTCGCTGGTCTGCACCTCGACCGAAGACAGCGTGATCGTGAAGATCTGCTCGGCGTGCTGGTCCTTCATGTCGGCGAGCGCATCGGCGAAGGGCTCCGCGAGTTCTGCGAAGGACAGGATGTCGGTCGATAGAAGTCCCTTGATAGTGCCGTCCTCCTCTTTCTTGGCGTTCTCGCTGATCTTCATGATGAGCGGCGCCAGTGGCGGTAGGAGCGGCGCGACCTTGCGCGAGAGGTGAAGCTGCTCGAAGGCGGACAGCTTCTTGACGCGAAACTTACGTTTGTCGAGTTCGAATTTCATGGTGTTCCCCGGTCATGTGACTGTGTTCTTGTGTTATGAAGTTGGATAGGTGCCGAGCACGGTCTCGATGCGGATCGCATCGAATTCCCACTCGATCGTCCCCGCCTCCTTCTGGTAAGAAATAGGCGGTTTACGTTTGAAAGCGACCTGAAGCGCAGTGGTGATATCGCCTGAGGCCTTCTGCTGGCAGACAATCGTGTTCTGTCCGTGCAACGCTGCTGTCGATGTCTGGATGTCGTACATCTGGTGAAGAAGTGCATTGACAGGCGAGGTCTTGAGCAGGCGAACAACGACCCGCCCAGACTTGTCGGCATGCAGAGAATGCTGACCAGCGCCGCCGCCGCCGATCTGCATGGTGTTCTTGTCGCCGGCTGCCTCGAAGGAGATACCCTCGTCGGAAGAGCCGGCGTCTTTGGCGAGGTTTGCCGAGCCCGTGGGTCCGGAAAGCGTCGCCACGACATCGAGGAAGGAGTACGTCGCCATGTTGAAAGTTACCTACTTGAAAAGTTGTGTCGTTTCAGCGATTCACGGACACCAAAATGTTGGCGAAGTGAACTGCGCCGGCCAGCTTGATGGCCGCCTGAATGGGTGGGGACTGGCGAGCTGCTCGGGCCGCAACAGACTGACTGGAGATCGGCGGCTGATAGATGTAATAGCCGGTGGAGAGGTACTGGCCGCTGACGAGAGCGCCGATCGCAGGACCCGTCCACGTGCCCGGAGCGACCAACCCATTGTTGACAGCCATCTGGCAGTCCTGAGCTACTACGGTCGCAATCTGGTTGATGCCCGCGTCGGTCTGCGGAATCTTGGTCGGCGAGGTGTACAGCAGGTTGTAGACATCGGTCTGAATCTGGTTCTGCAGCCAGTCCGTGCCGTGAATCTCGTCGAAGAAGTAGCCGTTCGCCATCGTGCCTTGCTGGATGATGGTCGTGTTGTTGTTGTACGCGACGAAGACGTTGCAGTTTTTCGCAGTCAGCGTAGCAGCGGCAGTCTCGCTGAGCGTCTCGCCGACGACAATCGGCTCCTGTTTGAACTTCAGAGTAATGGTCGTGTTGGACCCGTTGAAGTTCACCGAGAAGGCGCGACCGAAGATGGATGCCGAGGCGTACGGGTTCGTGCTCGAGTACTGGCAGAACGTGCGCGTGTATCCGCCCGCCTGAAGGAGCGCAGCAAGGTCCGTGTTGCTCGTGGAGAGCAGCGCCGCGCCTGCCTGCGTCGTGACGCCGTAGATATGCGACGGCGATGCCGCCTCGATGAGGCCCGCCACCTGCACATAGTCCGCATCGAGAATCGGCGTCGCCGCGGCAATCTGCAGGCCGTACCACGCATTGGTCAGTGACAGGAACGTGGATACACAGCTCTCAATCGTCTCGGCCAGAATGCCGGAGACGCTCGTACCGCCCTGGCTTGCTTGCAGGCCCAGGAGCGCGGAGATGTCGGTGCCGGCGCCCGTGTTGGCAAACGAGACGCTTGAGGAAGTTCCGGTGGTGACGCTCTTGACCTGGAAATAGCCGTAAGTGGGATTCCACGTGACCGTGGCGGACCCGGCGAACGCGGACTGGATGACCGAGGCAACACCGTTCAGGTTGCTTTGCGTGGAGAAGTTGAGTCCCGTGAGGTTCTTCGCATTGCCGTCGACGGTGAAATTGACACCACCGTTGAGCACGCTGGTGAAGTTGGACATCGCCTGCTGCGTGGCCGACAGCGGCGCACCGGTGAGGCGTCCCTTCGTGGCAGAGGCTGCCCAGCGGCCAACGTAGCACTGAGCCGGCTGTGGGGACTGTCCGAAGAAAAGCTGCGCGGCCAGGTATTCCGGCGAGGTGGTCCCGAAGTCGGTCGCTATCGCGTTCGCGGAGGTGTAGAGACGATACCGCTGGGATGTGTCGATGATGTCGGAGTCCCCGACGATCAGAAGGCTCCCGAAGTTGCGCTGCTGCGCGGCAATCGGCGCCATCTGAATCTGGACGCTGACGACGTCATTGACTGACAAGCCTGGCATGAGGAAGTACTCCAAATAATTTGGGCAACAAAAACCCCGCTCGATGGCGGGGCTTGTTGAGGCGGTCGCGAAAGAGTCGGGGTGAGGCTATCGGCCGTCAGGCGGCACGTTGATCACGCGGTCGACATGGCCGGTGTCGTCCTGTAGGTCGATCTCGGCCGAGACAATATTGTTGACGAGGTAGGCGCGCGCGGACATGCGCCGGAACGTGATGGCGCTGTCCCAACGTCGGATCCACTGTTGATTGATGAACTCCGGCGCGGCGCGGCCCGGATCCATGTGACCGGTGAAGTACAGACCAGAGGCCTTCGCGGCATACAGGTTCTGCTCGATCCAAAGGCCATCGCGAAGGATGCCGAGATTGGCTTTCGAGTGTGGGCCGTAGAAGCTCACCAGCACTTCGAGTTCCTCGTGCCGCTGCGACACGTCTCCGGCCGGCTGGCTGATCGAGATGCCGGACAGATGCTGCACATACGCGTTCGCATCAGGAATCGAGGACACCACGCCGATCGAGCACCAGTCGACGCCCGGCTCTGGCTGCTTCGGAACGACCGGCTGCCAGCGCGGGCGCACGAGCGTCGCATCCAACCCCGTGATGCCGACCACCATGGCCTGCAGCACCGAGTCGAGGTCATCATCCTCAACCGGCGCTGGAGGGACGACGTATGTCACGCGGCAACCTTCTGTGGACGGAGGTAATACCCGGTCTGCGGGATCGGGATGGAGGCTGACGCGGGCAACAAATAGAGCGACGGCGGCGCGTAAGTGATCGTCACCCGTGGCGGCAAGGCAACCAGACTGACGCTGCCGATCCTTGGCGCCAGAATT